GGAGTTTCAGCAAACAATGTTGAAACTTCAAGGAGCTATGGCTTTAGCTCAAGGACTTGAAGGACTTGAAGATGCTGGGCGTAGTTTCAAACAATTAGGGGCAGTTGCTAAAAACGCTTTAGCAGGTATTAGAACAGGAATAGCTGCAACAGGTATTGGTGTTTTGTTGGTTGCATTAGGTGCGGTTGTAGCTTATTGGGATGACATTAAAGAAGCGGTTAATGGTGTAAGTAGCGAACAAGAAGAATTAAACACTTTAGCACAAAAGAATTTAGACACAGAGCAAAAGAAACTCGACAGCTTCTCATTGCAAGAAAACTCTTTAAAACTTCAAGGCAAGTCTGAAAGAGAGATTTTACAAATGAAAATTAAGCAAACAGATGAAATAATAAAAGCGTCTGAAATTCAGATTGAAAACTCGATTGCAACTACAAAAGCACAAACAGAAGCAGCAAAGAGAAATCAAGATATATTAACAGGCGTTATAAAGTTCTTGAGTTTACCGCTTACTTTAATTTTAAAAACCGTTGATGCAGTTGGTAAAGCCTTAGGAAAAGATTTTGGACTAGAAGATGGTCTATTTAAAGGTTTGTCCTCATTTGTTTTTGACCCAAAACAGACACAAGCGGAGGGTGAAGCAGTTGTTGCGGAACAGAAAAAAGCATTAGAAAAATTAAAAAATGACAGAGCAGGCTTACAGCTTTCAATTAAAAATATAGATGTACAAGCAGCTAAAGACGCACAAGCTAAAGCAAAAGAAAACGCAGACAAAGAAATTGAATTAGCAAAACAAAAAGCCGAAGCATTAGAACGTATTAGACAAGGCGAAATTGATACCGAAGCGGAGCGTAGGGCAGAAGAATTATATCAAATTAAAGAGCAATATAGATTACTAATTGAAGAAGCTACAAAATACGGGCAAGATACAACCGCATTAAAAGAAGCACAACGTACAAAAGAAAAAGAGTTACAAGATAAGTTTGATTTAGAAGATGCTGAAAAGAAATTAGCAGCAGATGAAAAAAGAAAAGAAGAAGAAGCTAAAAGATTAGAACAAGAAAAATTACTTGCTGATAAAAAAATACAAATTGCACAAGCCGAAGCAGAAGCCAAAAGAGCTATACAAGATGCGTCTTTTAACGTAGCTGAAAGTGGTATATCATTATTAAAAGGTTTATTTGAAAAAAACAAAGGTGTACAAAAAGCATCTATGTTAGCTGAAAGTGCTTTAGGTATTGCTAAAATTATTGTTAATACTCAAACTGCAAACGCAGTAGCTGCTGCATCTCCTTTAAATGCGGTTGACCCTACATACGGAACTAGAGCAAGAATTATAAATACTATTAGCGCTGGTATTGGTATTGCATCAAATATAGCAGCAACCGCAAAAGGTTTAGCCGCTTTAGGTGGCGGTGGTGCTTCAAGTGGTGGCAATGTTGGTGGCGGTGGCGGTGGTCAAGCCCCTACTCCTGCACCACAATTTAACGTTGTAGGCACAAGTGGCGTAAATCAATTAGCAAGTACATTAGGACAACAGCAACCAGTACAAGCGTTTGTAGTTGCTAACCAAGTTACTACTCAACAATCACTTGATAGAAACATAGTTCAAAACGCAAGTTTAGGATAAAAATAATACAAAATATAATTATTAATGTTTTTAAATAAAAGCAAATGAATTTAATAGAATTAATCATAGACGAAAAAGACGATTTAAGTGGTGTTGATGCTATTAGCGTTGTACAAAACCCAGCTATTGAATCGAACTTTGTAGCACTTAAAACAGAAGAAATAAAACTTGCTCAAGTAAATGCTGAAAAACGTATTTTAATGGGTGCGGTTTTAATTCCTGAAAAGCCAATTTTTAGAAGAAATGGCGAAGATGAATACTATATTTATTTTTCTAAAGATACGGTAAACAAAGCAAGTCAATTATTCTTTAAAAATGGCAATCAAAATAATTGGACTTTAGAACACGGAAAAGAAATTCAAGGTTTAACCGTTGTTGAGAGTTGGATAGTTGAAGATACTCAAAAGGATAAAAGTGCTATCTATAATTTAAGCGTTCCAGTTGGTACGTGGATGGCTTCGGTAAAAGTTGAAGATGACAATATTTGGAACGATTTTGTCAAGACAGGAAAAGTCAAAGGGTTTAGCCTTGAGGGATATTTTGCAGACAAATTAGAAACAAAAAAAGAATTAAGTAAACAAAATAGAAAAGATGAAATTATTAACCAAATTAAAAAACTTATTTATGAGTCAGAAAACAGAAAGTAAGACAAGCCCAGTAGGTGGTAAACGTGGTTGCTTATGCGATGATGATACCTACAGCAAAGAATGTTGCAATGGCGAATTATTGCACCAAGGTATTGGCAGAGAGTCAGATCAATCAAATGCAATCGTTACAAACACAAACGAGCCAAGAACAATAACTAACACAAGAGGATAAAATGACAACAGAAAAATTAGTGTTAAGTAAATTATTTACTAAAACAGAATTAGGAACGCACGAAATTCATTTATCTTTAATTGATGATTTAAGAAAAATGGCAAATAATTCAAGTAAATTAAATGCTGAAAGTAATAATTTAATTGAAAAAGTAAGGTCAAATTTTAGAGAGTCTTTATCTATTTTAGGAAAGGTAGAAACTGAAGCCACTAAAGGTTTAAAAATGGCTTTAGATTTAGGTATTGGTGAGAGTTTATATAAAGATTTTTTAGATGCAGTTAAGGGTGATATATCTGTAAATAAAAAACTTTTAGATAAATACAGTTAATAAAATGTAACAACTATTAAAAATAATTGTTTTTAAATAAATTTAATAAATATGTCAAACGTAATTACAGAAATCAAAAAATTGCTGGGTATGGAAATCAAACTTGAGCAAATGACATTAGATAATGGTACTGTAATCGAAGCAGAAATCTTCGACGCAGGTCAACCAGTATTTATTGTCAACGGTGAAGATAGAGTAGCATTGCCTATTGGCGAGTACACTCTTGATAACGGAATGATTTTAGTTGTTGAAGTTGAGGGCGAAATCAAAGAAATTCGAGAAGTAGCAGAAGAAGCAACTACAGAGGAAGCTCCTGCAGTCGAGGAAGAAGTTGAAGCAGCACAAACTACAGCACCTAAAAAAGTAATCGAAAGCACAGTTAAAGAGTCGCACTTTTCGCAAGAAGAAGTAGAAGCTTTAAAAACTGAAATCGAAACGCTAAAAACAGAATTAGCATCTATTAAAAATGTAGAGGTTGAAGAAAAAGTAGAGTTATCTACACAACCTTTAACACACAATCCAGAAGCTAAATCTGAAGTAAAACTAAATTTATATGCTCAAGGTAGAAAAGAAACTACTTTGGACAGAGTAATGAGAAAAATCGCTAACTAAAAAATAAAAAAAAATGCCAACAACAACAAGTATCACAACAACTTATGCTGGGGAATTTGCAAAAAAATACATTTCCGCAGCTTTACTTTCGGCTAACACTATCGAAAAAGGTGGTATCGAAGTAAGACCAAACATTAAATTTAAAGAAGTAATCAAAAGAATTGCTACTGATGGATTGTTAAAAAACGCAACTTGTGATTTCGATGCGACTTCTACAGTTACGTTAACTGAAAGAATTTTACAACCTGAGGAATTTCAAGTAAACTTACAACTTTGTAAAAAAGATTTCCGTTCAGATTGGGAAGCGGTATCTATGGGTTACTCTGCTTTTGACTCTTTACCACCTGCTTTTGCAGATTACTTAATTGCACACGTTGCTGCTAAAGTTGCTGAAGCAATGGAAATAAACATTTGGAGAGGTGCTAATGCTACTGCAGGACAATTTGATGGTTTCGTTCCTTTGGCTACTGCTGATGCATCTGTCATTGATGTAGCTGGTACAACTATTACCGCTGCTAACGTATTAGCTGAAATGGGTAAAGTAGTAGATGCTATCCCTGCTGTATTGTACGGTAAAGAAGATTTATCTATCTACGTTTCTCAAAACGTTTACAGAGCGTATGTACGTGCTTTAGGCGGATTTGGTGCTGATGGTTTAGGAGCTAACGGATATGATGGAAAAGGTAACAACCAAACTATTGGAGATGTATTCTTTGATGGTGTAAAAGTATTCGTTGCAAACGGATTGGCTAACAACTTTATGATGGCTGCTCAAAAATCAAACTTATTCTTTGCTACAGGTTTATTAAACGACCAAAACGAAGTTAAAGTTATTGATATGGCAGATATCGATGGTTCACAAAATGTAAGAGTTGTAATGAGAATGACAGGTTCAGTAAACTACGGTATCGGTTCTGAAATTGTGCTTTACACTCCAGCGTAATTAATTAAGATAT